AGGTTCTAGCTCTGGTATAACAGGAATGAAGATACTGCAAGCACCATTATCTTACAAATCACTTCCTATAACTGAATGTGCTAAAGTATATAATAAATAAATCATGGGATACGCACAATATAATAGTCCCTTTTTAAAGAAACCTTTTCCGGAAATAAAAGAATCTCATAAAGGAGATTTTACTGCTTGGGCAAAATCTAACGGATTTGAAGACGCTTGTAGCGCTGCATCTGCAGTATTAGCAAATAAAGGTAAATATGAAAATTCAAAACAAGATGGTAGACCTGTAATTCCTATGGCTCAATATGCTGAAAATTTTGGATGTAAAAATAAATAATTATGAACTCACCATTTCAAAATAAATTTATGGCTAAATCACCTTTGAGAAGTCATGGAGGGAAATTAAAAAAATTAGACAAAAAAATAGCTAAAGCAGATTCATATGATGCGCAGGGTAGTAAAGATTATGATTATCTAGCAGATCTACAAAGACAAAGAAAACACTTAGTAGAATCACATAATGATCCTAGTACTACAAGAACTGAAGAAGAAGATACTCAAGTGAAAGAAGATGAAGATGCGGCTCGAGCTTCAGCAATAGAAATGAAATCACCTTTACATGGTTATGTAGATGCAAGTGATATGGTAGATCCTAATCCACCCACTGCACATATGTGGAATAAAGTTTTTGATTCTATGACTACAGCAAGTCTAGCTATTACTGATGCTAAAACTAAAAAAGCAAAAAAAGCAAAGCAAAAAGCAGATTTAAAAAGAGTTAAAGATGATCCAGATTATACTCAAGCCGATTATGAGATAGATTATCCAGATGCAAATATAAGATGCCCAGGAACACAAAAATATAATTCCGCTACGGGAGAATGTGAATAAATAAACAAATAAACTAAAATGGGACATAAAGGACATTACGGGGAATATAGTGGTAACGCGAAATGGTCAAGAGACCATGCCCACACAAAAGTTACTAAAGAAGATTATAAAGCATCTGAAAGAGATGATGCTGCACATATAGATTATCTTAAAAGAGATGTACTAGACGATCAAAAATCTGGTGGTAAATATAAAGATGAAAATCAAACTGCTGATGAAAAACATATATCTAAATTAGAAGGAGACATGAAGTATGATAAAGAACATCATGGTTCACCAGCTAAACAAGTAACTACAGGGATTGTAGAAAAGTTTAAAAAAGATACTGATAAAGTTATAAGTAAAGCCTCTAAGATTAAAGTTGGTGAGATACGTGGTGGATGGAATCCTGATCAACCAGCTATTGGAATATATAGAAAACCAAAAATAACTAATAAAAAACCTAAATCTAAAGAACTAGGAGATTGTTTACCAGGCGGTTTTGGTAATTGTTTCCCAGAAGCAATAAAAAATTAATTAATAATAAATAAATAACTAAAACATGGAATCAAATAAGCAAGAAAAATATGATTTACTTCACGATAATCCAGTAGCAAAAGATGCTAGTGGAGGAAGAGGTGGATCATGGATGTCTAAACACGCTAGTCAATCAAGAATGAGTGGAGGATCTCCTTTACACAGTGAAATCGGAGGCGATACACCTAAGAAAACATTTGGAGAACGAGTTGAAGAAGACAATATAGAACAAGACAAAGTGGATGCTGAATTAGCTAAAAAAGGCTGGCAATAAACCGCGTAAATATAACAGTGCGAGAACTGTTTAAAACTCGAGTCAAACAAAACCATTAACAACAACAAAAACAAAAACAAAATGGCAAGATTTATTAAATTTAAAATTACTGCAACTGACGTTGCTAATGCACCGTCATCTGTACTTATTCCTCTAGATGATATAACAGGGGTAGTTGTACAAGCTAATAATGTATTAGATATTCATTGTGTTGGTGCTCATGCAGCAACTCAAAAATGGACATGTACTCCTTCAACTGATTCAGGCGGGGCAGCAGCTCCAACTATAGCAACTGGAGATACAGTATATGATGCACTTGTATCAGCTATGACAGCTAATCCTGGCGGGGTTGCTTCAACTGTTCAACTAGGTAAAGATAAAGCAGCTACTCCAGTTCAAATGTATTGGAGATCTGTAGCATTTACTGCATAACACTGATCTATGAAACCAAGAGGACTTGGCGATAGAATTGAAAACATTACAAAAGCAACGGGCATTAAGTCTGTAGTTGATACTATATCAACCGCGACTAATGTCCCTTGCGGATGTAATAAAAGAAAAACTATCTTAAACAAAATGTTCCCTTCAAAAAACTAATATGGCTTTTAAACTAAGTAATCCCCCGTATTCTACGGATAATGTTCCTGTTTACCATGTTGATATGGAAGATGGAGTTGCTGGCAAAGCTAATAATAATGGAACTATTATTGTAAATAAAGATATGGATCCACATCAAATAGATGAGATTGTAGCACATGAAAAAATTCATATAGAACAAATGAAACGTGGTGATTTAAATTACGATGAAGAAAATGTATATTGGAAAGGAAAAACTTATCCAAGATCTAAAATGAAAGAAGGCGCAAAAAATCTTCCATGGGAACTGGAAGCATATAAAAGATCATAATGGCAAAAAAGAAATTTAAAGAAACAACCGTTGGACAACTATTATTCGGTGCTGCTTCTATTATTAACCCTACTTTGGGTAATATATTACAAGGTGTAACATCACCAAAAGAAGCTATAGCAGAAATCACCAAATCTGGTGTAAGTGCAGAAGATAAAATTAAACTGCAACAATTAATATATGACCAACAAAACAAAGAACTAGAAGCTATCACAACTAGATGGGAAGCAGATTCTATGTCCGATTCGTGGATGTCGAAAAACGTACGCCCACTAGTATTAGTATGGTGTATATGTATATTTTCACTAGCTGGTATTTTAGATAGTGTAGAAAGTATACCATTCCATATAAATAGTACATGGAATGATACTTTTGAAAAGGTCATGATGGCCGTCGTTTTAGCCTATTTCGGCGGACGCACAACTGAAAAAGCAACTAGTATTTATAAACAAAAATAATAATTAACAATAAAAAAAAATTAAAATGGGATATTTTGGAAAAGCTTTAGCAATATCTGGATCAGCTACCATTGATGGAATTCCTGCATGGGAATTTATGAATCAAACTGGGACGCTTGGTACATATTTAGCAGGTTCTGCTATTTATGTGGGTGACAGTACTGGCGCTCAAACAGCAGTTGTTATTGTAGCCGGAACACTAGGTGCTCAAAACACAGTAACAAGTTTAACTATAAGTGATGGTGGTACAGGGTATACAGGCGCAGTAGGAGTTGCCACAACAACTGATGGTAATGGTACAGGTTTAACAGTTACTACAACTGTTACCGGGGGTGTTATTACGAGTTTAACTATCGCGGCTGCAGGAACAGACTATAAATTAAACGACACTATAACTGTTAGCGGTGGTGGTGGTAACGCTACTTTAAATGTAGATGATGTAAGAAGTTTATTACCAGTAGTTGGTGATGCAGTAACATTCGACGATGTACAAGCTGGAAGCGTACTACCTGTATACGTAGATTACGTATTAAACACTAGTACAGCAGGTGGTTTTATAGCAATGAGAAATGAGACGTAAATTACTTTTTTACGTGTAACTATATAAATAGAATTATTAATCAAGTTAAATTAAAAAAAATGACAAAAAAAGAAGAAAAAACAGTAAATAAACTTACTGAGGAACAATTATCGAATATAACTACTAAACAAAATCAAATTACTGATGCATTACATCGTATTGGGGTATTGGAAGTACAGAAAGAAGGAGTTAAACGTGTGTTTGAAGGTTTTTCAAAAGAAATGGAAGACATGAAAAAGGAATTAGAAGAAGAATACGGCTCAGTAAATATAAATCTACAAACAGGTGAGTATACTCCAATAGAAAAAGAAGAAGAAGAAGGAGAAGGAGAAGAAAAAAAGGGTGACAAATAATATTAGAAAGATCAGTATTGGATCTGATTATAAAAATGACGCTATGCACTATGCTTTAGGGCAACAAGTGTATGGCGGTCATATGATTTCTCATATTTTATTTGAAGAGGCTGATAATTCTTATAATATTTATATTAAAAAAAACAACGAAGTATTACCATGGAAAAAATTTAATTCTCATATGGCGATATCAGTTGAATATGATTTAGAATATTAATGAAAAGTTTATATGATTTTATTATAGAACCTTTAGGTGAAAAATATAAAAATGAAATTCAAGTAGGTGATAAAAAAGTAATCGTTAATACTCAAATTGAATCTTGGAAATTTGTTAATAGATTAGCAAAAGTAATTAAAACTCCTTTAGCTTTTAAAACTGAAATAAAAAAAGGTGATATTGTAATAGTCCATCAAAATATTTTTAGAACTTTTTATGATATGCGTGGAGAGAAGAAAAAAAGTAGATCGTGGTTTAAAAATGATTTATACTTTTGTTCACTAGACCAAGTATATTTATATAAAAATTCTACTGGTTGGCATACTTTTGGTGATAGATGCTTTATTCAACCCATAAAAGATACTAATTCTCTAACATTAAATAAAGAACGTTCATTAATAGGTATATTAAAATATGGTAATAGTTCTTTAGAAGCGCTAGAAATCAACGAAGGAGACTTAGTTGGTTATACTCCTAACGGAGAATGGGAATTTTTAATTAATAAACAGCGCTTATATTGTATGAAATCAAATGATATTGTTATAAAGTATGAACACCAAGGAAACGAAGAAAAATATAATCCAAGCTGGGCGCATAGCAGTTAAAGAATTAATTAAAGTTGCTAAAGAACCCATTATAGATTTTGGACCAGATATTTCCGCAGATAGATTAAAAAATGCTGCAGCTACTAAAAAACTAGCTATATTCGATGCTTTTGAAATTTTAAATAGAATTGAAGAAGAAAATAATATGTTAGAAGATAAACCTAAAGAAGTTAAGAAAGAAAAAGTTTTTAAAGGTTTTGCAGAAGGGAGGTCTAAATAATGTACGAACAGGAATTATATAAAATACTACCTGGTTATATTAAACCTAAAGTTCTTAAAAGAATGAATAGGTATAATAAATGGGAATATGGTTACAATGAAGAACATGATATAATTATAATATCTAAGACGGGAAAAATAGGTGAAGTATATGAGATACAGAATCTTAAAATAGCTTTACCTAAAGCAGATAAAGTTCATAAATTTGAAAATGATAGATGGACTAAAACTGAATATCCTAAACCACTTACTAGAATAAAAACAGTATTTCATTGGAGAGAATATCCAGAAGATTTTAAAGAAAAATGGTTTGAATATATTGATGAAGAATTTAAAAAACGTGAAGAAGGTTTCTGGTTTTATAATAAAGGTAAACCTACTTATCTTACTGGCACTCACTATATGTACTTGCAGTGGAGTAAGATTGATGTTGGGTCACCAGATTTTAGAGAAGCCAATAGATTATTCTTCTTATTCTGGGAAGCTTGTAAAGCAGATACCAGATGTTATGGAATTTGTTATCTTAAAAACCGTAGATCAGGATTCTCTTTTATGGCCTCAGGAGAAGTAATAAATCTAGCAACAATATCTAGTGATTCAAGATATGGAATATTATCTAAAACTGGACAAGATGCAAAAAAAATGTTTACTGATAAGGTTGTACCAATTTCAGTTAATTATCCATTCTTTTTTAAACCGATTCAAGATGGTATGGATCGACCTAAAACAGAACTAGCATATAGAGTACCAGCTTCTAAATTTACTAGAAGAAGTATTGAAGCCGGAAGTGAAATGATAGATTTAGAAGGATTAGATACAACTATTGACTGGAAAAATACAGGAGATAATAGTTATGATGGTGAAAAATTAAAACTATTAGTACATGATGAGAGTGGAAAATGGGAAAGACCAAACAATATATTAAATAACTGGAGAGTTACAAAAACAACTTTAAGATTAGGGAGTAGAATTATTGGAAAATGTATGATGGGTTCTACTTCAAACGCATTAGATAAAGGAGGTAGAAATTTTAAAAGACTATATGATGACTCAGATGTTACAAAAAGAAACGCCAATGGACAGACTCGCTCAGGACTATATAGTTTGTTCATACCTATGGAATGGAACTACGAAGGATACATTGATGCTTATGGCATACCTGTATTCGATACCCCAAAACAGAGCGTTAAAGGGCCACATGGCGCCGATATTAAAATAGGAGTAGTAGAGTA